TTGAAACTCGGGTTCAACACACTGACGAACGGTGGTGAGATTCTGACTCACCTGGGGCCTGGCGTCCTAAAAGTCCTCTATGGCGCACATTTCGTCATGGGCCTTTTGACCATTGGCAGCTTGGTGTTTGCCTACGGCATGGTAGCTCAAAATCGCGACACGCGCAATTGGGCTTGGGGCAATGGGTGGCCAGTCTCTCGCCTATTCTGGACACTCGTTCTGATATCCATGTTGTTTACTGGAGCCGTGGCCAAGCCCATGGACCGCGACCCCTTTTCCGTTCCCCGTCAACCCTCAAATATACAGTTGCGTGATAGCAGCTTTAGCTCACGTGAGTTGGAGTGTGGGATGCCCGACGTTTGTTGCCTTGACGGTCCAACAACGTTTTTGGCATACCACAGCCAGTTGGGCGCCAATCGTGACATCTGCCCAACTGCGCGCTACCGCATTGGTGAAATGTGCCCATGTGAGGACAAACCTGGACCCACAGCGTATGGCTTCATTAGTCATGAGGTTCCAGTGACTGTCCCAGCAGTTTGTGCGTGCAATGAAGTGGTCTCACTCACCCACCGCGCCCTTATGGCGGTCCCGGGTTGCGCTGACCACGCATGGGACGCTGCCATCAGCACATTCACTGAGACTTTTGAGGAGTATCGCAAACTGACCAACGTGCAGTTGCCAGTGCCGCCCACCGATTGGGCGAGCTGGCTCAAACGACCGGGCATCACGGCCTCACTCGCTCAACGCTTTGAAGCAGCGCGTGAGACAGTTCGTGAGCAGGGCTTAACTGCAGTTGATTATGTTCGCGAGGGTTTCGTGAAGGTAGAGAAATGGACCAAAGGAGCAATTGAAGACGCCAAAGAGTATGCCCCGCGAACCATACAGGGCATGTCTGACGCCTTGCAAGCAACCATTGGGCCACATTTCCATGCCATGTCGACTGCCCACCACACAATTTTTAACTCTGAGACACCAATCTTGTACGCACCAGGTGCCACGGCCGAGGAAATTGGCCGCTGGTTCAGTGTGTGGCACGCTGCACTGCCCACCATTGTGGAGGGCGACGCCGTGCGAATGGATGCACATCTCAAGCGCCCCGCGTTTGAAGCTATGAGCGCCTTCCATCGGAGAATGTTGGTTCCTAGCCGCATTCGCGACGTCCTCGCAGACAAGATCAGCACTGTAGGCAAGATGCGCAAAAGCCACACTAAGTACGTGGTTGATGGCACGCGCAAATCAGGTGACTCAGAGACCACCAATGAAAACACCGACTTCACTCTCGCGTCATACATGTATTGTCTCGAGAGGCAGGGTGCCAAGGGACCGGGCACCGATTATGCGCTAGCCGCAGCTGGAGACGATGTTATCATTTTGTGTCAGTTGGGTGGTGGAATTGATATCAAGAAACTCGAGCAAGACATGCTTACATTAGGCATGGTTGTTGAAGTCAGTTTGCGTGAGCAGGTCGCTGACGCAACATTCCTGAGCGCGCTGTTCTATCCGTCGCAGGATGGAGTCATCCTCTCGCCAATGATTGGTCGACAGTTGTCCCGTCTTGGCTGGAGCGCTACGCCTCAGGGTGATTACGGCGCCTATATGTGGGCCGTAGCCACTGGGCTTCACAATGCCACATCGCATGTACCCATTCTGCGAACCTTGATCGCAAAGATGAAGGCTATGGGGAGTGAGGGCGAGATACAACTCAGCCCTGACGATGTGTGGAAGACGAAGACCGCGAAAGCTCACGAGGTTTCGCTGGATGTCTACGCCTTCCTCGAGCAAAGGTACGGCATTGGCTGTGACATCATTGATCAAATTGAGGAAGAGATTGCCTCTGTTGTGACTCTCCCGCACGTCTGGCAGCACCCCGCCATACGTTTGATCATTGATCGTGACCGCTAGTGACGTACCTTCCGCGTACGGCCCAGGTCGGGGGTTTATAAATTGACCTGGGAAAAGGCGACAAGCGCCCTTTCGCTCCGGAGCTAGCGGTTTGCACCGCGGTCCCTAGAGAAAATATACGTTCAATGTCCAACAAAGGCAAGAACACCGATGTGGTGCGCCCCAAAGGTACACCTAGGAAGGAATGGGCTGCAATGAGTGCTAAACAGCAGCGAGC